GTATTGTGTTAAATGTAGCCGTATCAGGTACGAATATCGTTTCATCTACCGAACCACTTATTGCGCTTGCATCGAACTCATCTCTAAATAATTGTTGTATTTGACTGCCGAAATAAGTTATCGAGAACCCAACCGCTCGTTCACTTAGTGCTTCGTTATCATACTCTGGTGCTTCGTAATCAAATTGCACCCTTACCCATTTTCCGGTAACATTGTAAGTACGTGAAAGCGTTACAATAGGGCCATTTTCAGAAACATTCGAATTTAATGTACCTACTGCCGTGTCCATATTCGTATCGGAGTTGGTAGGCGTTGCGCTTGTAAGCGTTGCCGTTGTCGAACTAGACGAAGCCGAAGCCGTGCTAGTGTCCACTACCTCCGAACCAAAGTCAAAATCCCCAATAGCAATAATTTCTTCGGTTGCATTTGATATTTTAATCTTTTTATCGAGCGAACTATCAATAACTAACTCTCCTGCCGTTAGCTTAAAATCTTCGGCTTGTACATCTAAATCCGTACCATCAAACTCAACATACTTTGTACCGTTACCAACCTTAAATGTGTTGCTTGTTAATTGAGCAAGCGTTGTATTTCCATCCTTTAGGAATAGACCACCATCAGTAACTAAAATATGCTCGTTTGAATTATCCCCTGCAAAGAATCCAAAGGTTTCTGCACTTAGTCCTGAATATCCGTTTAAATCACCAAAAGCTACTCTAGTGTTCCCAACTGCTTGTAGTTCCGAAAATTCCGTTATTCCAGTTTGCAACCTCATTATAAGATTATCTTCTGACCTATCCACATTTCGGTACATTATGGCCTGCCTATTAGTGTCAAATTCATTACCGTATGCGATAATCAAATCGCCCTGCTCTAATTGTGTAATATCTCCTGCATCAATAGTAACTACAATATCGTTGCCTGATACGCTTGTAACCGTACCTCGAACCGACTTAACAATAGAACCAGTTCCACCACTTTCTAAATCGTTGTTAATATCTACTACTTGACAAATCCAAAGGTCATTCGCTTTAAAGGCATTTCCTGCCGTACCCGTAACATTTTCGACCGTAATTGTTTCTGCTCCTACGTTTACGCTTGAAACTCTACCCTGCGCTATGCTTAATATCTCCGAACCGCCTATCGTGCTAATTTGCTTGGCTATAAACTCATAAACTCGTAACGCTCCACGAATCCGCATTTCTTCAAACTCTGCTGAACCGTCTGCGTTTATTTTCCAATTAGTACCTGCCCACCCTTCAACAAATCCATCGTCTGCTAAATTTGCTTGCGTTGTTAGATTACCTTGCAAGTTCATTGTGCTATTAAAGTCAGCCTCACCAGTCAAGGTTAGTGAACCACCTACGGTTGCATTATTAGTGACCGCTAACGTATCAAACGTAACACTATCAGAGGTGCGCACGTTTTGGTTCATAGCGTATAACTCATTATCGCCTTGACCAGTATTCAATGTAGGAGCATCTAGTGTTCCCGATATTGTAGTATTACCAGTTACGCTTAGCGTGCCACCTACTGTCGTGTTTCCACTTACATCTAATGTGCTTAGTGTAGTTGCTCCAGTTACATCTAGTGTACCGCCTACCGTTGCGTTAGTTCCTACATCTACCGTAGTGCCTATCGTTGCACTTGTTCCTACTTCTAAATAGGTATCTGCTTTTAGGTATGTTCCTGCGTGAATATGTTGGTCTGCATTAATACCATTATCAACGTCTAAACTCGTGCTTATATAAACTGGATTGTTGAATTTTTCACTAGGGTCAGCATCCCATACTTGAGTTGATGTATTCCATACGATACTCGTAGTGTCTATCTCATCGGTAATTATAGTGCCAGTGCTTGTTAATCCATCAAAAGTAGGAGAATCTCCACTCCCTAGCCCTAAATTAGCACGGGCTGAACTTGCACTTACTACATCGGCTAAGTTTTGACTTTTCTCTAAGTATGTGCCACCAGTACCCACCGTACCGCTAGTAGAACCTACTGCACCAGAAGAACTAGCGCCCCCGTCTGTTATATAGAACGTATTTAAAGTGTCTGTACCCGTTTCTACATCTAGTTCTATAAAGTTAGTAGTCCATTGGTATGTTTGAGAATCCCACGAACCACCTAAAAAAAAGAAATTCTTAGCATCGTAAACAATTAGTACATCTGGTTCGTATTCACCGTATAGCGTAGCCCTTAAGTTTCTGCGCTGGTTACGCATTACATTCAGATATTCATTAAGCAGCAGTTCTTGGTGTGTTACCGTTGAAGCATCACCGTACCTTTTCCATAAGGTTAGTAAAGAATCGCTAGAATCTTTAAGGGCCGATAAAGAAGCAGAAGTAGGGCCATCACCAAAATAGTACGTGCCTATATCATATTCAGCTGAATAGTTTTTAGTCTGCACTAGTTCATAGTCTATAGCTTCCGTAGTGCCTTCTACTTCATCAGAATAAGCTAGGTTAAAATCTACACTTCGTAAGTACCAGTAAGCGTAGTTAGGTTGTAAAGCATCAGGTGTAATTTCTACTTTAAGCGTTCCATCAGCTGCATCAGGTATAGGGTCGGTTACTATACTAAGACCATTATTTTTATATAAATAATTACCGTCTGAATCCGTAGTGCTATATACTTCTTCTACTTCTACTTCTATTGTGGCTGGTGAAGTAACCCAAGCCGAACCGTTCCAGTAGTAATCTGTAGTACCCGTATCTACATAAATGGTAACTTCTGCTACTACTGGGTTTCCTAAATTAGTATCTGTAGTCTTAGCAAACCAAGTAACAAAAAACAGTTCCAAGTTACCCGTGCCATCAGCTTGCCAGAATTGACTTTTAGCTATTTCGCTTCCGTCAGTAATCCAGTATTCACGGTTAAACTTTATACCTTGAATAATACTATCGTGCTGAAATTTAGTTTTTACCTTCTTAACGCCTGCGTAGTAGTTATTAGTCGTAGCCCCTAAAACGTATAAGTCCGAACCCGTGGTAGTGCTACCTAGTTGGTAATCTACTTCGTCAGAAGTCTGTGAACCAGAAGAATTGTATATATACCTTCTTACTGCGCTCGGTGTTTCGAAGGCCGTTATTTGTATTAAGTTCCACGTGCCATTCACTTGCCGTAAAATAAGCCCGTAGGTCTTAAGTAAGTATAGTAAGGCCTGCTCATTAGTTAGAGCTTTATCGTCTTGGCCTTCCGTTCTACCGTATATTCTAAAGCGTTCTTTTTCGTGGTACGACTGGTTTAGTATATCGTCTATTTCTGTAACGCTATCTTCTGTCCACGAAGTGTAGCTAGTAATATCCAACCCATAGCCCAAGGTATCTAAAATATCAGCTATTAATACTATAGCTTTTTCTGTACCCCTTGTATCAGGTATTAGCGTAGTCATTGTATAATCACCAGTAAGGAATATATCCTTAGCCATTATGCTGGCCGTCTGATTATTATAGTTTTCTTCGCCTATTGTGGTTAGGTCAGGTACTACTAAGCCAGTCCATATAACTGTACCACCCTTTTTAAGTTGTACCTTATAGTCGCCTATCTCGGAAGCACCTATAGCTTCTATAGCCGTTCTTTGTGTACTACCTTCTACCCGTACTATTCCGCTACAAGTAGATTTCTGAATGTTGCTAATCTGTCTAAAATCAGCTTCTTCATACTGGCGTTGTATCTGTACCCCAGTCCATTGCGTAGAAGAACCACTATAGCCATCTTCTAATATCTCGAATCTATACGTGGTAGTAGTCGAACCTACTATTTTTTTATCGTCAAAATAGTATTTTAGTCCGTAAGCCATTTATCTACCTAGTCTATAGTTTGCTTCATTTAATGTAAGTACTAAGTCAGTACCTTTAATTCTAAATTCACCGTTCAAATTTATAGCCTGCGTTCCCATTCCCACACCTTTACCCATCAGCTGGCCATTAGGCACAATAGAACCCGACCTATTAGGCATAAATAATTCTGGCCCACGTTCCCCCACTATATAGGGTGTGTTACTGAATACTGGCCCACCTACAGCCTTGCCCGTTAGCTTCCCTAATATCTTTCCAAAGATACCACCGCCTTGCCCAAAGAATCCCGCACCACCTAGGCCACCAGTTAATAAAACACTTATAGCTTTTTGTATTGCAGCACTTGCTAATAGTTTTCCAATGTTTTCAAGTGTATCTTTTAACTTTTCACCTTGCACTATTACGTTTGACATTCCTTGACCGAATGAACTAGTAAAGGTACTGGTAATATCTGTTAATAGATTAACCGCTTGGCCCGCACTTATAAATGGCATTTTTAAAGCATCTGGCGTAGGAAATGCTTGTACCATTGTATTAAGTTCATTACTTAGTGTATCTAAATCTAAATCTATTACTACATCTTCGCCAACGGTAACGGGTACACTTGGCGCTATACCCTTACTAAAATCTGCTATTTTCTTTTCATCTACTTCTAGGTCAAAGTCTATACTAAATACTTTGTCAAATTCTAGGCCAGTAAGTTCTTCAAAAACTTTTTTCCCCGTATCGCTTAAACTTAAAAATTCTGTCTTGACATCTTCTATTGGCGTTTTCATCGCCAGTAAATTACCAGCCATCACTTTGCCAGCACCTATTAAGGGCATATTAGCAGCAAAGAAAGCAGCCATATCTAATATGGCATTTTTCCACCAAATTATATCAGTAAACCGTTCCTTAAAAGCATCCCAGTTAGCCGCTACATATATAAAAGCAGCCGATAATAAACCTATAGCTCCTATCACTAAAGCAACTGGGCTAGTAAGCATCGCAAAAGCTAAAGCTAAACCCTTTAACGCTAAAGCTAAAGTTACAATAGCTGGGCCTGCTATGGAACCTATAAGCATTACTTGCGTTATAAACGTCTTAGTTTCTTTAGAACTGTTTTTAAACGCATCTACTAAGTTCTTAAGCCCTTCGATAAAAGGCTTCATATACTCTAGTACTATAGCACCTATTTCTTCTTGTAAATCCCCGAAGGTATTTTTTATCTGGGTAAGTGGGCCTAAACCACTTTGTGCTTCGGCAGTAGCTGCCCCGAACATTTGCCCTAATAATTCTTGAGCCTTGGCTGCCCTTTCTGAATCATCTTCTACTTGTCTTAAGGTAGGTAAGTACCTATTAAGCATCGTAGAATCGCCCTGCTCTAAAGCAGCCGTATATCGAATGGCCGACTGCTCATTTATCCCCATAGACTTAGAAAGTGCTATACTATTCTTAGCTGCTCTCTTAGCTTGCTCATTAGTTAAGCCCATAGACTTAGCCACTTGCAATAGCTTAAGGGTAGATTCATCGCCTACAGTTGTAACGTTTTGTAGGCTAATAGCAAATTCTTTGAAGTCTTTAAGGGTTGCTTGGGTAAATTCCCCTGCACTTCGTAGGGCTGCTTCTAGTCTTTTTTCGGCTTGTATCTGCGTATCGAAAGCTTTAACACTTAAGCCTGCGGCTGCAATCAAAGGCGTAGAAATCCCAGCAGATACTATTTTTCCTATACCTGCTACTTTATTGCCGAACTGGTTAAGTGTAGAACTAGCTTTTTTTATCTGTCCCGTAAAAGAAGAAATATCTGCGCCTATCTTTACATCTAACCTACCTAACATTCTACCCCCCTGCGTCTATTGGAACGCTCGAATAAAGCTATAAGTTGTTCCTTAGTCATTCGCTCGCTTTTTATTTCATCCATTGGGAACATCTTATTAGGTGTTAGTTTTTTTCGTGCCTTACCTTCCAGCCCAGAATACACCGAAATTAAAAAGGCATTTATACGCATTATGTTAAATTCGTGCTTTCTATTTTCATTGAAAGCCCTGCCCATTAAATTAAAGTCATACAAGGTAGTACTTCTTAATTCATCGGGCCTTAGCCCCATCTGGTAGCCTAGTATGTAAAGTTCTTCTAGGGTTTCTATCGGCTGGCCCTTTACTTTGGGCCTTTTAGGTTTCCCACCGACTCCCGAACTAACTCGAATACTTGGGCTAGTTGCGAAAAGTCCATAGTACCGATAGCTTCCTTAGGTACTTCATCACCACCAGAAGCAGATAGGGCTTGTATAAACAGTTTAATGTTAGCCACTTTATCTAGTGCTTCATCTAAACCATTTAAGCCTACCCCTGCTTCTTCGGTAAATCGTTCTAAGGCATTTAAGTCAAACTTAAACGAATAAGCCTTTCCGTCTATGGTAACTTTTTTAGTTCCCTTCATTAGCTAACTGCTACACGGGTTAAAGCGCCATCGCCAGTAAAAGAACCGCTTAAGGTAGCAGTATCTTCATTGGCAGCTACTATACTTACAGAAGCTAAAGAAGCCGTTCCCGTATAAGAAACACCTTTAGTAGTAAAAGCACCGCTTTGTGGTTCAAATTCGATAGTAGCTTGGGTTCTGCTTACTAAGTAATCTACTAGCACATCTACTGTACCCGTAGAAGTTTCAAAGTCAGCTATTCCGTCTAAGTCAACCGACCAAGACTTCTGTCCTTGTATGTGTTCAGCCCATCCAGCACTATCTTTAGTAGAAGCGTCTGGTAGGTCAATTTCAATGTTTAAGGTAGCCGAAGTAGTAGCTGCAAAAGCAGTACCGTCATCGCTTACCAGTATTAAAGTTCCGTTTACTGCGGCCATAGTTTTAAAAATTAGTTGCGTGTTAAACTTTGTAAAAGATAAAAAAATCTAACGACTTTTAATACACCCTTATTTTTCTTCTATTACGTGGCGAAATCTTAACTCCCGAATGAAGTAAGTATAGGTGTCGGTCTTTTCTTTTCTGAATAAATCGTTATCCACTACAGAAATTATCACGTTGAAGTCTGTAAGGTTAAAAGGTACGGGCCTTGCTCGTATTATTTGTTTTACTTGGTCCACTATACTGTTTATTCTTGACCGTGTGCCGTTATCTAAACTAAATCTATCTACTACACTTAAGCTAAACGTTGCTTCATCCATAAACGTGCTTTTAGTAGAATTATCCACTAGCGTAGTATCTGCAAATTGAATGTGTGGATAGGTAGCATTGCTAGGAACTTCGTCATATACGGGTATTACACTACCCGAAAGTGAAACATTCGTATTAAGTAGTGTATAGTACGCAGTTTGTAGTTGGGTAGTTGAATCTTTAGCCATTTTGTACAAGTTTAATTTCAAAGTCTATCGTCATTGGGAGTGTTTGACCGCCTTTACTTTTACCCATAAAAATTAAGTCCGTTTCTTCTTGTATAGCTATG